TGGTAAGATTGTCGGAAGTAAAACTGAATTGATTGAAGCTGGAACGGACACAACTTGGGTAGATGCTTCGGTAATTAATTACTCACCAGATTCAGGCGAGCAAACATCAAATAACTGGTTTGATACTTATGCGGGTGGAGTAAATTATAGCATAAATACGACAACGCTTCTTTTGACTGATAATTATTGGACATCAAGACCTTATGCGTTTGATAAAAAGTGGGTAATTGACAATGGAACGCTAAGTGATGCAGCGGTTACAAATATCGATTTATCTGCGATGAAAGGATATGATTTACTAATCAGAAGCGGAGAATGGAATACGGTTTTTGGAGTTGCTGGATTTACGGATGGCTTATTATTAAGTTCATTGATTCACATCGCTGCCGATCCAAGCAGAACGCTAACGGTAGGTAAGGTAAACTACTATTTTCGACCTGATTATTTAATTCCTAAGATTGACCAAGAATATCCATCATTTTTCAGAAGGATGCCCGACGCTTTGCCTATTTACGACAAGAACGGAGTTAAGAAGGAGTTTATGAGCTTGACAAATGTATTGTTTGATATGATTGTTAAGGATAGTGGAACGCAAGGAAGTGTTTCTCGAACATTTAGAAATCCTAAAAGACAAAACAAAGGATTTACTAAATTAACAATGACTTATTTTAAGAATTTTGTAAATGCTCAAGTATCTGGAACAAATGCAAATTACATTACATCATACGATCCTGATAATAGCATTTCAAATAACATTTATCAGATTGTTCCTATTGCTGACAGACATTCGTTTAATACGGATGCTTATATTAGAAGTCCAACGGCATTTATCAAGTCAGGCGGAAGCACAAGCGATCCAAATTATATCACAGATAGCTTAGTCGATGCTTCATGGTGTTGTGCTTTGCTTGAATCGTTATTAATCACGGATGCCGGCGAAAGAGCAACATGGGTATTTAATAACGGAACGATTTCTAAAACTTACGCAGAGATTAATCCTTACCAATGGACAACAGTTCCAAATGTAGGTACTAATCGTACCGATATTGCACCGGCAACAAATTACTTGGGATTCTTCCGACCTACTGGATCGACTTTAAATCCGTTTAATGGTAATCATGGGGCATTTGTTCAACATGATGCTGAATCGGTTGTCGGTGCAGGAAGAAAGCGTATTAATACCGGTAGAGCATACGATGCGATGTACGATAGTTGCAAGGCAATTTCTATTGCTAACAATTGGGCAGCGGATGGGGCAGTAATTCCTCAATTTAGCGTTTATGCCGAAGGAATTTATTACGCAACTTTTTATGGAAGCGGAACTGCTGGATGGATTTACGTTGATCCTTCACTTTCTATTGCAACAGTTAAAACGACTGATTTATTTAGCGATTATCATAACTATTTTAAAAACGGAACAATTAGTCGAAGTGCAATGATTAATTATAATCCAATGTATGAAGGGGCAATTGATTCATTTGGCTTATTCTTTTGTACAGATTATTGCAAGTCAATTGTAAGTAAGTGGTATTTCTATAATGCAGTTCATTCATACGATATAAGCAAAAAAATCATTGCTCAAATCGGAACAGAAGCCGGTAAAGATTATTCATCGAAACGAGTGCAAGCTTATTCATGGAGATTTTACGAGCCATTGCCTTACACCTCAGATTTCCATTTTGAAAGAAAAGGATTTAAGTATGGCAGTCCAGTAACGGCAAGACCAATTCTTCCGCCATCATTTATGCAATCGTTAGCGGTTTGGGCATTTGCTTACATGGATGGTCTTTATATGTGGGATAATCCTAACGTTTACGGAGGAGAATTTAATAAATATCCTGATGAATATACACCTGAATATTATATGTATGGTAATATGGATCAGATTGACAATGGTTCATATGATTGGCTTTTTGTAGGCTATTGGCAAGTTGAACAAAATAGAGATATTGTTGCAGCGGACACGAATTGGGAGAAAACTCAATTACTTGTAAGCGGAACTTGGACATCTAACACAGATGCAAACAATTCTAATTATCCAGTAATGCTTTACAATCAGCAAAAGCCTATCTCGGCTTATAAGTTGTCAACAGATGGAACAGAAGCGTTGTTAATTATTGTAAATCCATTTAATAACGGATACACAAAGGCAACGCATACGGTTAGGCTTCCAACAAAAGGCAATCAGCAGTTTGATGTTGATACTTGGGGAAATTTCACAACGGTAATAAGATTAAAAGGTTTATAAGATGATGAAGGAAGTAATTAATTTATTAATGACGCACGATCATTACAATCGGTCTGAATTGATTGAGATAGCGAAGGGAAGGAATGAAATACCGACTACTTTAAAGAAAGGAATTAAACAAATTAAAAGAATTTCAAGATGGCGAAAGATGTAGAAGTAAATTTAAACGTAAACAACAATATTCAGGGATCGATTGCCGAATTAAAACAATTAAAAAGGCAGTTAAAGGATACTGAGGTTGGGACGGAAGCGTTTAAAAACCTATTTAATCAGATTGACGATTTAGAGGACAAAATTAAGTCGGCTAAAAACACAAGTTCTGACTGGGTTGATACTTTGGAAATGGCTGGTGGCCCATTGGGACAATTAGGTTCGTCAATTAATAGGGCAAAAGTAGCGACACAATCATTCGGAAGTGCTTTAAAAGCTACCGGTATTGGATTGCTCGTTGCTTTGGTTGGTGGATTAGTTTCAGCTTTTAATGATTCAGAGAAAGCGACTAAGAAATTACAACCATTATTTATTGGATTAGAAAAGATATTTAATGGAGTTTTTGCGGCAATCGAACCATTATTTAATATTTTAGTCGATTTTGCTATAAGCGCATTGCCATTAGTATCAAAAGCGATGCAAACCGTTTACGGATCAGTAACGGCAGTTATTCAATCATTAGGCAGTTTAGGAAGTGCAGTTGCTAAATTTGTTAAAGGCGATTTTAGTGGTGCATGGAAATCAGCTAAGGCATCAGTTACTGATTTCGGAAAGAATTACGACGAATCAATTAAGCGTTTCCAAGAAGGTTCAAAAGAATTAACTAAAGTAGAAAAAGAGGAAAGCGATAAACGTAAAAAAGAAAGAGAAGAAGCCGCATTAAAGAATGAAGAAGAATGGGCAAAGCAATACGAAAAAAATGAAGCATTACTTAAAGCGTATTACGAAAAAGAATTAGAAGCCTATAATAATCGAAGCGAAAAGTTAAAACAATTAAATACTGGATATTTAGAGGATTCAGCAATACAAGCCAAGAATTTTAGTGATGCCAATTTAAAGAATTTAACTAATCGATTAGATGCAGAAATAGCGGCAGAAAAAAAGAAAAGGGATGAATCTATAAATACTACACAAGTTGAACATGATACAAAATTAGCTATTCAAGAAGCCTATGCTGATAATGTAATGCGACTTGGTCAAGGTCTTAGACAAATAGCTGGACAAAATAAAGAATTAGCTATTGCTGGAATTATATTAGAACAATCGGCTGCGGTTGCAAAAATAGCGTTAAGTGCTAAAACTAACTTTGTAAAAAATGGAGGTGTAACAAGTCCATTGGCTTGGGTAGGATTAGCTGGCGATGTTGCAGCTGGTTTATCAGCAGTTTCAGCAGCAAGAAAAGGAATCCAAGATATACAAAGTGGAACGGCATCAGGGGGTCAAATGTCATTCGGTAATGCACAGATGACACCAAGCTATCAAACGGCACCAAGATTTAACGTGGTAGGTACAAGTCCGGTAAATCAGATTGCTCAAGTAGTTGGAAATCAAGCACCGATTGAAGCGTATGTTGTAGCAAGCAAAGTTACAACTGCTCAAGCATTAGACCGAAACAAAATCACATCGGCTACATTGGGATAATTGAAAATATAACAAAAATTAATTTAAAGGTTTAAGAGTTATGAAAATTATAGAGCTGATAATCGAAAACGATATGGATGGCATTGAAGCCATTTCATTGGTTGAAAAACCAGCGATTGAAAGTAATTTCATCACATTAGCTAAGGAATACGAAATGAACTTAGCTGAAGTGGATACTGAAAAGAGAGTTTTGATGGGGCCAGCATTGATTCCCAACAAAATGATATTTAGAAAGGAAGGGGATACAAAGTTTAACGTATTCTTTTCTGAAGCAACGGTTGAGCAAGCAAGCCAAATGTATTTAAAAGCTGGCAATCAATCAAACGCTACATTGCATCACAAGACTAAGATTGATGGAATGTCATTAGTTGAATCTTGGATTATCACGAATCCTGAAATGGATAAATCAAAAGCATACGGCTTTGATCTACCTAAAGGAACATGGATGGTTTCCATGAAAGCAGATAACGACGAAATGTGGCAGAAAGCAAAAAGCGGAGAGGTAAAAGGTTTTTCAATTGAGGGATATTTTGCTGATAAGTTAAGTTTACAAATGTTACCTGATATTACTGACGAAGATTTAGTTGAACATATTTTAAACATATTAGAAGATGGCGAAGAGTAGTTATTCAAGTCCAAAAAGCGCAAAGCGTGGATGCTTATGCAAAGATGGTACTTATTCAAGTGAATGTTGCGATGGAGAATTGATTTCTCAGGGTGTTGGGGCTTTAGTTTCTCAAGGAATTTCTGCGGTTACAAATGTTAACGCTGAAAGAGTTATTACAAACGTATCAAATTAATTATATGCAAACCGAAAGAAAAGTATTCGAAAAATTGTTTACTCCTGATAAGGTAGAATTAGAATCGCAAAAATATGATTTTGGTTTAATTGAAGATATTAGAACTCAATTAGATAAAGCCTTTCCATTTACAGAAATTCAATCTGAAGTCATTGCAATTGAAAATAAAATTAAAAAGGCATTGCCATTATATCAATCTATAATTAAACAGACTGAAGATGGGATTGTAAAATTAAAAGAATTGGGAGTTGATGGTGGGCTTATTGCTTCATTAAATAAACAAAATGCAGAAGCAAAAGAAGGGTTAAAATCTACTCAAGCAAAGATTTCTTATTTCCAAAAAGTTATTTAATATGAATATTGAAGAAAAAATATTTAAGAGTTTAAATAAATCAATTAAGGTTTATTTAAAATCGCAAAGATATGAATTTGCATTTCCAGACATTAAAGGAGAATTAAATAAAGCAAATCAATTATTTAATAAATCAATTGATGAAAATGGACAATTAGCGGGTAAAGCATCAGAACAATTAATTAAATCTACAAAACCAATTATTGAAATTAGAGCTTCTTTATATAAAAATATGGAAGATTTTAAAATTCAATACAAAAATTTAATTGGTCAAAGTGCTGATTCTACACAACAAGTAAAAGATTTTAATATTGCAATAAAACAACTAGATAAACAAGTAGAAGATTTAGCTTCTTTAGCTCGTAAAATATCTCAAGCTGTTAATTAAATTAAATTAAATTAAATAATAATTCATATGGAATACAAAAGCAAAAAAAATCGAGTTAAAGCGGCTTTGGGTTTCCAAGTTAATTTAGCACAAATGAAGTTAGAGGATGGAATTACCATCATTGAAGCTGAATCATTTGAGCCTGAATTTTCGGTGGGAATTGTAACGGCTGACGGCGTTGTAGCTATGCCAGTAGGCGAGTACAAGTTAGAAGATGGAAAAATCTTGGTGGTTGCAGTTGAAGGAATCATTTCTGAAATCAAAGAAGAAATGCCTGAAGAAGTAGCACCTGAGGAAGCTCCAGAAGTTGAGGTAGAAGTGGAGGCTGAAGCACAAGCTCCATCACCTAAGCGTATTGTGGAATCGGTTAGCAAGGAAACATTCTTTGCAGAAATCGAGAAGTTGCGGACTGAATTGTCGGCACAAATTAGCGAAGTTAAAGCGGAGAACGAAGCATTAAAAGCTGAGAAAGAAGTTTTAGAAGTTAAGTTAAATGCTCAAGAGGAAGGTGCAGAACCAATCGTTCAAAATCCTGAGCCTGAGCAAAAGCAAGAAGGATTTGCTTACGGACAAAATCGTCCTGAAACAATCCAAGATTCAGTGTTTTCAAAAATCTTTTCATAACAATTAACAAATTAAATTAAAAAATGGCTACTACAACAAGTATTACCACAACGTACGCTGGTGAATTTGCAAACAAAATCATCGCTGCCGCTTTATTGTCTTCTCCTACTATCGATCGTGGTGGTATTGAAGTAAAACCTAACGTTCGTTACAAGCAAGTTATCAAGCGTTTGGCTACTGATGCAATCTTGAAAAACGCAACTTGCGATTTCGATGCAACATCAACAATCACTTTGACTGAGAAAATCTTACAACCAGAAGAATTCCAAGTGAATTTACAATTGTGTAAGAAAGATTTCGTTTCTGACTGGTTATCAGTTGAGCAAGGATACTCTGCATTCAAAGTATTACCTAAAACTTTCCAAGATTTCTTAGTTGCTCACGTTGCTGCTAAAGTTGCTGCAAAGAACGAAACTAATATCTTTTTTGTAATATCGTAATTATGAACCAATGAATAAAAATACCATTTAGTAACAATTGTATTTAAATAAGATGAACAGAAAAACAATCCCCAACCATTTTTTGCGCCTTCGTAAAAAGCATTATAATTAAGCATTGTTGTTCTGCTTACCGTTCCATTAATATAGTAATTGTGATAATCGCTATATAAATCCGTAGTTTTTACCGTTGCAATTGATTCCGTAGGTGCAACATAAAGCCATCCACTTGTTCCGGTTCCAAAATAACCTGATTGGTAAATCCCTTCTCCATAAATACTAAACTTTGGAATTACTGCGCCATTTGCTGCCCAGTTATTAGCAATTGAATAAGCCTTACAACTTGCAAAAAGTCCATCCATTGCAAGACCGGTATTTATACGCTTTCTGCCAACTCCAATAAACGCTTCTCCATCGTGTTCGATGATTGCAGCGTGCATTACATTCATCGGATTATTAACATCGTTAGTTAATGGATTGAACATTGATAAATACTGATTTGCTGGACTTAAATCATAGTATCCAATACCTGAATTTATAGCAGTTGTCCACTCGTATGGATTAACTTCCGCATACGTTTTATTAATTGTCCCATTGTTGAAAGTCCAAGTATCACGATCCGCAATAGGAACTAATAAAGATTCCAAAACTGCACAACACCATGATTGGTCTATCGTTGAATCCGTGATATAATTAGGATTTGATGTCGTTCCGCCTGATTTAACCCAAGCCGTTCCAACACGAATAAACGTATCAGCATGATGATATAATCGGTCTGCAATAGGTACAACTTCAGTTATGTTTGCAGTTGCTACACCTCCTTCAATGGATGAAACATAATTTGCATTAACTCCTGAAACCTGACCACTTACAAAATTTACCAAATATGTTGGT